GTAATCATGTGGACCCATGATGTTATTTTCAACGCGATATTCTGGTTCTTTTAATTTTGCCCACCGCCAAGCCATGCACTTTGGGCCTTCACACCAAATGCTCATTTGATTTGGTTTATGGGGGCAGATTTTTTCTTCAGCCTCTTCAGGCGTCAAATAATGCGGATTGCCATCACTCATTGCTTCGGCCTCCCGATATGATCCGTCATGATGATGGATGAAGGCGCTGGCGAGATCATTTTCACGAACGCATCGCAGTTTTTCTTGCGGCGCGGCGGCTCTTGCGAGTCCAAAATGGACTTCGTGAGATCGGCCAAAACATAAAGCACATCGCTGATCGGCAAATCATTCAGCGCTCTTCCGATCTTTTTCTGAACCTCAAGCAACCGTTTGTAATGCGCGTGCTCGACTTCCAGCTCAGGCTGGGGCATTTTCTTCTCGGTCATTTCTTTTTGCCTTTCTTCACGCTCGCCTTGCGCTTCGCGTTGAGCTCTTTGGCGACTTCCTTGGCTCTGGCTTCCGCCGTCCGACGAACCGTGGTCTGTTGTTTGGCCATCTCCGCATTATGAACATCAACATGCTTGAACGGCGTCCGTGGTCCATCGCCGATGGAAAGCGACAACGCATTCATGAAATGTGCCGCATCGTTGATGGCTTCGAACTTTTCCTTCGGAACCAACCGCATGAGGTCTTCAATCATGTCCCGGCAGTGGATGAGCGCCATTTTGTATTCATTCACTCGCTTTTCCATTTTTTCGAGCTGATTGAACTTTTTATGGTTCGCCCGGTCGAATTCCATCCAAGCCAGAACGATGCCCTCGATTTTTCTTTCGAGGGATTCAATTTGTGCGGACAAACTCCGCAGTGCGTTAGCCCTGATCGCCATTGTTCACTTCCTCCTTGTCCCATGACATTTTCGGCAGAGATATTTGCATTTTCTGCCCACCAACATTGAAAGTTCTGCGAATTTTCTCGACCCGCGATGCTGTTTTCAGCACCGAGAGCTTCTTTTGCCTCAGCTTTTCAGCTGCCGACACTGGTTTTTTCGGTTTCGTCACTCGTTTTCTCCTGTTCCAGCATTTCGTAATAGCCCACAGGCTTCCGCTTGGGCTTATTCTTCATTTCCTCGAGGCGTTCCGCGAGCCTCGCGCGGTTGGTCGCGAGAGCCTTCTCGTCCGGCTCCCAATCCCCGAACCATGAGCGGCGAATCCCCGCGAAAAGCTCATCGAACTTCACGAACTGAGGCCGCATCTTGCGCCGGAGCATCTCCTCCACCAGCGCTGTTTGCCTTTCCGCGAGCCATTTCAGCCGGGTGTAGAAAAACTTTACATGCCCCGAGCCAAGCGTATATTCGCTGAAAGAAGCGAAGTCCTTGGGCTCCAGCCCACGGGCGATGGCCTTCCGAACAAGGTTATAAACCCTTGGTAATTCATGATATTCCGCCACAAGGAACTTGTCATGAAGCTCCGACGGGGGAACGCAGTTTATTCTAGTCATTCTTTTCACCTCCTGAAGCTCATCATGGCGGGTAAATCCGAAAAAGAAAACGAATTTCTTTTGAAAAGTGAAAATAATTGCTTTTTTCCGAAATTAGGTTCATAGTCAATTTCGAAAAAGGAGAATGCTATGTTTTATGTCTACGAACACTGGGACCCGATTGAAAATAAATGTTTTTATGTTGGAAAAGGCCATGGTCCAAGAGCCATGAATTTCCATAAAGATAACAAACAATATAAAATTATTATAGAAAAGCTTAAATTATTGGGATTAAAGCCAGAAATTCGGTTTATTTATAAAAATTTGAAAGAAAATGAGGCAATCGAAAAAGAAAAAGAACGAATTTTGCATTATGGCATCGATAATTTATGCAATTATCAACTTAATAATTCCGGAAAACGTAAATTCGTTGGCATGAAAGGCAAAAAACACGTTCCGGAAACGAAAAAGAAAATGTCAATGTCGCATTTTAATAAAAAGCATACCCTTGAAACAAAAAAGAAAATAAGCGAATCACGCAAAAAGAAACGTATTTTTGAAATGGATCGGATTGTGATCTGAATCCGTTTTCAACCCCTAAAATTGAAAAAAGATTCAGTTTTTTAAAAAAACAGTTTTTCTTTTCTCGCGAATCAGGCAAAGCTGGGCTAGCCGCAAAAATGGTTTCGGATGGTCCGTTATCTAAGTCGGCATGGAAAGAAACTAATGGTTAAGAAAACTGAAAGCACGGCGGTTGCTTCGAAATCCGCCTCCCACGTCTCCACCGAAAGCGATAATGTTGGGTTTTTCGATAAACTCAGCGGAGACGGCCTCGAAAACGTGACGGCGAAAGACCTGATCGTCCCTCGGCTCACGATCCTTCAAGGCCTGAGCCCGCAAGTCCAGCCCAAAAAGCCAGAATACATCAAAGGTGCGCAAGTTGGCGACATCTGCGATGTTGGCATGAATGAGGTGTTTGAACAGCCCCTCCTTTTCTTGCCTGTGCTTTTCATGAAGCAATACCTCGAGTGGGCGCCACGGGCCTCGGGAAAAGGTTTGGTCGCCATCCACAACGATGCCTCGATCTTGGACGGCGGCACGCGGAATGAATCGAACCAGATCATTTTGCCGAACGGGAACTACATCGCCGAAACTGCTCAGTTCTTCGGTCTGAACCTCAGCGCGGGTGGTCGGCGTTCATTTTTGCCGATGACAAGCACTCAGCTGAAAAAGGCAAGGTCTTGGCTTTCGCTTTCCACTTCGGAGAAGGTGAAGCGCAAGGACGGCACCTCGTTCACGCCTCCGCTTTATTACCGCACCTATCATATCTCGACCGTCGAAGAAAGCAATAGCAAGGGCGACTGGATCGGGTTCCGGATTGAGCGCGGCCCAACGATTGAAGAATATGCTGGCCCGGACGAGTTCGCGGATCTGGCAAAGGAAGCAATCGAATTCAAGAACTCCATCCAACGTGGCGAGCTCCGTGGCGACGTTGGAGAGAGCGATGATCACTCGTCAGAGGGGGCGATGTGATCACTATGTCGGACTTTTTCGACATTGAGGAGGGGGCGGTTGCCCCCTCCGACAGCTCAACCATGCAGCGGATGATGCGTATGGCGGCTGAAGTTATTGAAACAGAGGAAACGATTGAATCGCTCGAGGAAAATCTTGCCGATTTGAAAAAGCGGCTGAACCATTTGAAGACGGTTGAGTTGCCTGACCTCATGGCAGAAAACGGTTTGTCCTCATTCACGCATGCGGACAGCGGTCGCGAGATTGAAGTCAGCGATTTCGTGGCGGGGAGCCTGACGAAAAAGACGGATGAACGCAAGGTTGCTTTGGAATGGCTCGCGGCCAATGGTGCGGCGGACATGATAAAGTCCGAAGTCACCGTCGAGTTCGGAAAAACTGAACACAACATGGCCAAGGATCTCGCGGCGAAGCTGAAGGCGGATGGATATTTCGTGGAAGAAAGCGAAGGCATCCATGCTCAGACGTTGTTGGCGTTTGTCAGGGAAAAGCTCCGCAACGGCGAGGAAGTGCCGATCGACACGCTCGGTCTTTATGCAGGAAGAGTGGCAAAAGTGAAAGCCGCCGGAAAGCGCAGAAAATGAAGGGCCGCATAAAAATTGATGTCAATGCGGACGAGGCTGAAGAAGTTGGGCTGACGGCAGAGCATTTGAAAAATGCTGAAACCATCATAACAATTCAGCTCGTCGACACTGGCACGCATGTCGGGCTCATGTTTGGGATAAGTCCCGAAGCCTACGATCTGCCGGATGGGTTGAAGCTCAAACTGCTTCAGGGGTTGGGTGAATTGATCGATTCAATCGTCAATGAGCCAGAGGAAACGCGCCAATGAACCAGTTGAAAAAAGAGTTCACGGTCGCGTTTCAGCTTTCCTCCGTGAGCCGTTATTCACGCGACCACCTCCTGAAGCCGGAGAGCGTTTTGGAGCATGTGGGGTTTTGCATGGTTTATGGCGCTTTGTTGGCGGACAGGTTGGAGCGCTCCGGCTTCGTCATCAACCGTGGTGAATTGTTCAAGAAGATTGCTTATCACGACATCGACGAAGCAATCCTCGGCGACATTCCCCGCACAACGAAATATTTCTCGGAAGGGCTGAGGTCGGCCATGAAGTCGGTCGAAGAAGAAACCGTTGGTCGATTGGATGGGTGGCTCCGGTCTCTCATCCGTTTGCCTTGGATGACGGCGAAGCATGGTCGGGAGGGCGAGGTCCTCCGGGTCGTGGATCTGGCGGCAGTGGTTTACAAAAACTGGACGGAGGTTGTCCTTTTGCGTAACCGTTCGTTCCTCCGGGTGTGCGTCGAAACCCAACGCTACCTCGAGGAGCTCGACCTCATGAGCATATCGCAGATGCTCCATAGTGAAATAGAAGAATTGAAACAACTGAACAAAGAAATTCTGGATACATTCGTGCCGACTGAAGAAGACATGATGTTCATCCGGATGCAGGAGGCGAACAATGGTTAAAGTTGAATGGGTCAAGGCTGAGCTGATTTCCCATGGCTCATTCGAAGACGTGAAACGTGCATGGGAAACTTCGCGTCCAGCGGACACGGACGTGGACATGAAAAAGGTCGTGTCCATGGATGTTCCGGTGAATGAATTTTTGCCGTTGCATTTTGAAATCAAAGCACCGATCCTGATCCGTGAGGTCATTTGCTCTTTCCGTAACCACAACGTCTGGGCGCGTTCATCGCGGGTCGATGATTTGCGGGTTTGGGAAGTGTGGCATGGACTCGACGGGAAGGGCGTGGCGGAGTGCCAGCGGTCGTATGATTATATGATGGTTGAAATGGAAGGCAAAGCCTCTCATCAAGATGATTTCCGTCGTCATCTCCCGTTGGCATACATGACCACGTTTTCGTTCGCGATGAACTTCCGTGATTTCGTGAAGTTCATCCTTGCGCTCCGGAGGGAAAAGCTGAAGCTGTTCGATGAAGTCGCGGATGAATTGCTCAATGCTGTTTGGCGCAAAAATTATATCATTCATGAATGGGCAACCCTTGCCTCGAATGAAAAGTGGTACAAGGCCGGGCCGCTGAACCCATTGCCCTTGAACCATGCACCTTCAGGCCGGATCGGGGATTTCATCTACATTGAATCCACCATCAGCTTCAACCTCCGTGCTCAGCTGATCCGTCACAGGGCATTGCAGGTGAAAGATACACTCTGGATTTATTTCACGCCGGACAAAATGACGTTCACCATGGCGCATAGCCTGACGGCGCAAATCATGATGCCTATCGACTTCGCCGAAGACCTTGTGCGCAAGCGGTCATGCTGGATTGCGCAGACGGATCTTTGGGAGCCGATCGTTTCTCAGCTCCTGACCATCCTCGGCAAAGACAAAATTATGTTGCCTTGCGATGACGGAAAATGCCGTTTCATTCGCGACAATGATTTGAGGAAAGCGGGCCATGATCCATCGCCCCCTTGCCCAGTGCTCGCGAAGATTGAAAAGGAAAAGATGCTCCCGGCCCACGCCGAAGAAGCAAAAACTTATGCCGCTCGTCGGCCCCACACTGACTTTTGGATGAAGGTGATTGAAAATGTCTAAGATAGAATACGATTACGATATTTACCTCGCTGGTCCTTTTTTCAATGACGAGCAAAAAGCACGCATGGACAATGTTAAAAACATGCTCGTTGAATTGGGATACGTTGTGGCAGATCCCCGAGAGCTCGGGCCAGTCATCGTTGACTCCGCGCCGGAAGCCAAAACCCCTGCGTTCTTCAAAGGGATTTTTGACGGCAACATTCAAGCAATGGATAAATCTTTCATGGTGCTTGCCTCGTTGGATGACAAAGACATCGGCACTGCTTTTGAGTTGGGACATATGTATGCTTCGCTGAAGTTCGTCACTTCATTCGCCTTCGGCGGTGGGAAAACAAATGTCATGCTTGGCCAAGCCGTAGATCAGCATTTCACCTCGCCGGAAGAGTTGCGGGAGTTTTTCCTGAAATATCGCAGGGTTCTTTTCCAGCGCGACGATATGGCGATTATTGATTTGTTCGAAAAATCCAAAAAGGCCGAGGCCGATGAATAATCATCCGGGAAAAAACCGTTGCATTGTGTTCGACATTGACGGAACGATTTCGGACGCAACGCATCGGCTTCAATTCGCATACATGAAAGAGTGGGACAAGTTCAATGAGCTTGCCTCGCAAGATCCGGTCATTGTGAAACTGGCGGACTTTATGCGCTCGATAAATTGGATGACGAATGTTATCCTTTTCACCGGGCGCAGTGAAAAATATCGCTACATCACACTCGACTGGTTGAAAGATGCAGAGCTCGATGCGTCTTTCGAAGAGTTACTCATGCGTCCGGACAATGATTTCCGTCCGGACCATGAAGTGAAAATCGAACTGCTCGAAAAGCGGTTCGGTGGAAAAGAAGGGGTTATGAGAAGCGTCTGGTTTGTGGTCGATGACCGCGACCAAGTCGTCGAAGCCCTGAGAAACTATGGACTGACTGTTCTTCAACCCGCCAATGGAGGTTATTAAACTATGGCAAATGTACCTGATATGCTGCGCTCTGCAGCCAAGCTCTATGAAGACCGTAACAAAATTTACGGTGATAACTACAAGCGCTTCGGCCCGGCCCTGAATGGGCTCCTCAATGGGGTTGCGCTCAGCACCTCCGACGACTTCAATCGGTTTGGGATCCTCGTTCAAATCTTCTCAAAGATCTCGCGCTATTGCAATATGTTCGACAAAGGTGGTCACAATGACTCGCTGGACGATATTGCGGTTTATGCTATGATGCTGAAAGAGTTGGACTCCGGCGCAAAGGTGAATAAAATCACCGATGAAATCAGCTCGGCAATGATGCCGAAGGTTTCCGTTTTTGCAAGCAACCCATTGCTCAACACACCCACGGCAGAAGACCAATGAGAACGCTTGTGCTGGATACTGAGACGACCGCTCTCATAAAAAATAAGCTCCAGCCTCTCGACCGTCAGCCACGGATCATCGAATTCTTCGCACTGTCTTTGGACAGTGCGGGGGAGGAGCTGGACACATTCAGTTATCTTTTCAATCCCGGCATAAAGATCGAAGATAAGATAACCGAAATCACAGGCATAAAACAAGAAATGCTGGATGACCAAAAGCCATTCAGTTCAATCGCTCAACACATCCTCGAGGTGATTGAGGTTCACGACGAAATCGTTGCGCACAATATGTCTTATGACAAAGCGGTGATTGATTTCGAGATGAAACGCCTCGGCAAAAAGGTTCGGTGGCCCGAGCTGATTTGCACGGTTGAGTCGACGGAATACATGAAAGGCCACAGAATGAATTTGCGTTCATTGCATGAGTTCCTTTTTGGGGAGCCATTCGAAAATGCCCATCGTGCAGAAAATGACGTTCGGGCAACAGCGAAATGTTTTCTTGAATTAAGGAAGATGGGTGTGGTTTAATCATGCGTATAAGAACGGGTTATTCATTCCGCACTGCGGTGGGGATGATTGAAGATGTTATGGGAAGAGTTCAAGAAACTGGGATGAAATATGCGCCGATCTCGGACAGAGCCTCGACGTTTGGATTTAATCGTTGGACCAAGCTCGCCAAGAAAGCGGGTCTGCAACCGATATATGGGGTCGAAATTGCCGTCACATCCTCCCTCAATGCAAAAAAGCCAGTGGTCGATCACTGGACGTTTTTCGCTCAAGATGACATACGTGTCATCAATGAATTGCTACATCTTGCGACCAATCAGTTCCGCTACGAACCCCTCCTCACCTATGAACAAGCCATGGAACTGCGAGGATGCACGAAAATCACTGGCAGCCGCGCTCTATTCGAACAATTTGAACCAAGGCCTGATATCTATGTGGGCCTCAGTCCCTCCGGATCAAAAGGCTTCATTTCGTCAGCCGCCGAACTCGGCCACCAATTCATCGCATGTTCCGACAACAAGTTCATTCGCCCAGAAGATGAAGGATTTTACGAAGTTCTTATCGGGATGGGGGCTTCTACCCAAACTTACCCTCAATGGATCCTCGATGAAGAAGAATGGCGCAAGTCCGTCAAAAGAATTGCCACGCCTGAGCAAATCGAAACGGCCCTAGCCAACGCTCAGAAGGCGCAGGAAGGCTGCAACGCGAAACTGAGGGCCGGAACCCTTCTCGCGCCGCCTCGCCCGTCCACGCTCCTCGAGATGTGCAGAGAAGGCGCATTCAAGCTCGCCATCGATTTGACGGATGAAATTTATTCCGCACGGCTCGAGCGAGAGCTGAAGCTCATCGCGGAAAAAGAGTTCGAGGATTATTTTTATATCATCGCGGACGTGATGAAGTGGGCGCGTCAACAAATGATTTGTGGCCCGGCCCGTGGTTCATCGTGCGGGAGCCTTGTTTGCTATCTTCTAGAAATCACCACGATCGATCCGATAAAATACGACCTGTTGTTCGAGCGGTTCATTGATATCACCCGCAATGATTTGCCGGACATTGATTTGGATTTTTCGGATCAAAACCGTCATTTAGTTTTTGAATACATGGAGAACAAATATGGAAAAGAGCGGGTCGCGCGGCTCGGAACCGTTGCGTTATATCGCCCACGTTCAGCAATTGATGAAGCAGGAACTGCGCTGGGTATTCCAAAATACCTCTGCACTCGAGTCCTTGACAGCCTCATCATTCGATCTTCCGGAGACTCTCGAGCAATGCATACGCTTGAGGACACATTTACGTCGACTGCTGCAGGAAAGGAGATTTTGGAAAAATACCCAGAAATCCTTATCGCAACCAAAATGGAAGGACACCCTCGACACTACTCGCAACATGCAGCGGGAATTGTTGTTACTGCGGATCCAGTCACTGATTACGTGGCTGTCGACGCTCGCACTGGAGCAACTCAATGCGACAAGAAAGATGCAGAAGAGCTTAATTTACTTAAGATCGATGCCCTTGGGCTCACGCAACTTTCCGTTTTTGAAGATGCACTCCTCCTTGCCGGAAAAGACATCCATTTTCTCGAGCGTGTCCCGTTGGATGACAAGCCTTCTTTCGAGGTGATTAATAAAAAGCAGTTCTCTGGGATCTTTCAATTCAATGGCCCGGCATTGCAGTCGATTTGCAACCAGATCAAAATTGAAAACCTCGAGGACATCATCTCCGTGACTTCGCTCGCTCGGCCCGGCCCGATGGCTTCCGGCGGAACGAACGAATGGACAAAGCGGAAAAATGGCAAGGCGGTCGAATATCCTCATCCCACGTTTGAACCATACCTGAAAACCACGCTGGGCATGGTCGCTTATCAAGAGCAGGTCATGCAAATCTGCCGCGAAATCGGAGACATGAGCTGGGAAGATGTTTCGACGCTCCGCAAGGCAATGAGCAAATCGCTTGGCAAAGAGTTCTTCGATCAATATGGCAACAAATTCAAAGAAGGTGCCATGCGGCGCGGAATGTCCGGCCCGATGCTGGACAAAATTTGGGACGACCTCTGCGCGTATGGAGCTATGTGTTTCAATCGCTCGCATGCGGTGGCTTATGGGATCATATCTTATTGGTGCGCATACATGAAGGCGCATTTCCCCCTCGAATTCGCTGCAGCCACGCTGACGCATGAGCCGGATCCCGCAAAGCAAATTAAGATCCTTCGGGAAATGAATGAAGAAGGAATTGAATACATTCCGGTCGACCGCGAGCTTTCCGTGGACAAATGGACGGTAGGCTGGAAAGATGGCAAAAAGGCACTCGTCGGCCCGGTTCAAAACGTGCGCGGCATTGGGCCGAAGATGGTTCAGCAAATTATGGCTTCGCGAGTCAGGGGTGAGCCTTTGCCAGCGAAAGCGGAAAAAATGCTTGCCCATGCGACGACCGAGATCGACAGCTTATGGCCCATCCGCGATGCTTTCAATCGGATCATGCCCGATCCTTCGGAGCGAAACATTTTCACGCCACCCACAAAAATCATCGACGTGGTGACGAAGGGCTACGACTACGACGTTCTCGTTTTTTGTACGCCACGGCAAATCAAGCCGCGAGATGAAAACGAAGCCGTGAACGTGGCCAAGCGCGGCGGCAAGGAGGTCGTCGGGCCCACGCAATCGCTGAACCTCACGCTCGCCGACGACACGGACGTCATTTTCGGGAAAGTGGACAGGTTTCAGTTCGAGCAAATGGGCAAAGAGTTCATCGACCGAGGTAAGCCGGGCAAGGCGCTCTACGCGATAAAAGGTCGGGTTCCGCCCGACTTCCGGATGATCCGGGTTTCACAAATACGTTTCATTGGTTACACTGACGATATAGAGGACAAAGAAAATGCGCATCAAGTCACTGAATGATATTCCTGCGGTCGCTTCCTATTTGAAAAGGATCGGGGCCGAGCCACGCTCTCTGCGCGCAGCGGTGGTGAGGGAAAACAAAGGCCCATATTGGGAGGACATCGCGGTCATCTTTTTCGAGCAAAACGGAACAGTGAAAGCGCCGGACAATTATGCTCCAACGGAAAAAGAAAAGCTCGCCATCGAGGTCGATTGCCAAAGCGTCCAATGGCCCCAGATCCGTTTGCTTAAAAATGTGGTCGATTTGCCGGATGAGGTGAAAAAACTTCCGCCACGCAACGTGTTCGAATTCCGGAACCTGAACGATGAAATCATCATGCTTCAAACTCGCGTCGATCTCGGCGAGGGCGAAAAGAAATATGTTCCGTGGACCTATTGGGACGATGGCCAATGGCGCAAGATGGAAAGCGAGGGGCCGCTTCCGCTTTGGGGCATTGATCAGCTGAAAAACAATACGACCGTTTTCATTCATGAAGGCGCGAAAGCCGCTCGCGCCATGCGGGAAATGGTCGAGGGCAAATCGCCAGAGATGAAAAAGAAGCTCGCCGCACATCCATGGGGCGAGGAGCTTTCCGCCGCCGCACACATCGGTTGGATCGGCGGAGCGCTGAGTCCAAGCCGCACCGACTGGTCAATGCTTCAAAAACTCGGAGTGAAACGTGCATACATTATATCTGATAATGACGCGCCCGGCATTGCGGCAGTTCCTTCGATCTCTTTCCATCTCAGAATACCAACTTTTCACGTGCAGTTTACTTCAGAGTGGCCGCAGGGCTTTGACCTTGCCGATGACTTTCCGAAAGTTATGTTCAAAACCGTGGAAGGACGCGAGTATTATACTGGTCCATCGTTCAGAAGCTGTCTGCATCCTGCTACTTGGGCGACCGACCAAATCCCTAACCCTCGCGGCAAACCATCGATCGTCCTTCGTAAGAATTTTAAGGAAATGTGGACATATGTCGAAGAGGCCGACCTCTTCGTCTGCACGGAAATGCCGGAAATAATTCGTGCCGAAAACATCATGAACAAAATGCTGTCGGCGTTCAGCAATACGAACCAAACGTCTCAGCTGATCGTGAAGGCATACAACGGGCGCTCCGCGAAGCTTTGCTACCGCCCGGACATAAAAGGCAAGATCGTGACGGACAGCACGACCTCCGCGATCAACCTCCACACCCCGACCCACGTGAAAAGCAAGCCGGGCAATGCGGAACCTTTTCTCGAATTCATGCGTTATATGTTCCCGAATGACAGCGAGCTGAAAGAAGCGCTCCGTTGGTGCGCAACGCTCATTGCGCGGTTGGATGTCAGAATGGAGTATGGGCTCCTCCTTGTCAGCGAACGCCAAGGCGTGGGCAAAACCACGCTCGGGAGCTCCATCCTCGGCCCATTGGTGGGGATGCAAAACGTGGGCTTCCCAACTGAAAATCAGATCGTTCAGTCCGAGTTCAATGGTTGGCTCGCCAACAAGCGCCTCATCGTGATCAATGAGATCTATTCAGGACACAGTTGGAAAGCATACAACAAGCTGAAGTCTGCGATCACCGACAAAGAGGTCGAGGTGAATGAAAAATACCAGCGACCCTACATCATCGAGAACTGGTGCCATGTATTCGCTTGCTCGAACTCAATGCGAGCGCTGAAGATCGAGGAGGACGATCGTCGTTGGTTTTATCCCGAGGTCACCGAAGAAAAATGGCCGCGCAATAAGTTCGAGAGCTTTCATAACTGGCTCAAGAGCGGTGGCCTGAATATAATCAAAAGCTGGGCCGAGAACTACGGTGACTACGTTTTGAAGGGCCAACCTGCTCCGATGACAGAGCGCAAGAAAGAGCTTATAGTGGCCTCTCGGACGGAAGGCCAACAGGAAGCCGCAATCCTTGCCGAAGCCATGAATCGCCAAGAGGAGCCGCTTGTGCTCACGATGAAGGATATTGTGGAATGGGTCAGGTCTTCTATTCAGGGTCGACTTTATGACACGGACCTCGAACTCCGGAAGGCGATGAAAGAGGTGGGAGCCGTTTGGTACGAAGACAGGTTTCTCATCGGAGGTCGGCTTCAGCTCGCGGCGATGAATTGCCGGGCGCTGGACATGATGAAAAATAAACATAGCTTGAAGGTCATAAAAAACGTGGTCGGCCTGACCAAAACGGAAGAGGAGCCTGAAATCGCGCTTCAACGCAAATCGGCAGTCATTGATGATTTGCGGAGGATGATGAAAAAACCCGGCGATGTCGCCAATGCTAGCATGTGAAAAAGGAGGTTGAGATGAAAAAGACAGTGTTTACGAAAGTTTGGATGAAAAGCAAGGCTTACAAAAAAGTCATGAAGCTCATGGGGCGGTGTTTGCAATCCGGCGGATGGGTTGAATTCGATCAATCCGGGGAGTTCATCGACTGCACGCTGAATTGGGAGGGCCCAAATGTATGATTCCATTTTTAATCGTTTTCAGTCCCGCAATCGGGACAGGGATCATGCTCTTGGGGATGTGTCTCACAGAACTGATCAAGCCCGAATCATCGTCCATTACCACGGAGCGGAAATCCTCACAATCTCCTGTCGATTGGGAAAAAAGGAAGGGTTTCTGGCGAAGATTAAAAGAGCGTTGGTGAAACGCAGGAGGCCGCTCCATGATCCGTATTGATCCGCCGCTCCCGCTGGAAACCCCCAAAGGGAAGGCCATGGCCCATTTTCTCATAGATTACGGCCCAGAGCACCATTTGCTTTGGGTTTGTTTCCAAGATTTGACCGGGGAATGCTGGACTTGGGCCAATCCAGAGGTCAGATTGCAGCTAAATTCGTCAATGTTAAGAACGACTTATAAAAAAGATGACATTTTGTGAAAAAAATCGTTTTCTTTTCTGTACAGTTCGGGCATAAGGATGTCATCGGGCTGGTCCGCCGATTCGAACACGGGCCTACAACGGAGAAACAAAATGTCGAACGTAAATGCTCTTGCTGACCAATACGGCGCAATCAAGACCCAGATCGAAGCGCTCACCGCTCAACTCAAAGAAGTTCACAAAGACATCGTCGCAACTGGCACTGACCGCATCGTTGGCGAAAACTTCCTTGTCATGGTCAACCTCCGCAAAAACACCGAAATGTCCGAAGAAAAAGTCATGGCGACTTTCGGCGTCACCCTCTCTCAGTTCAAAAAGATGTCCGATGCCTGCAAGGTCGAAAAAGATCCTTCAGTCGTCGTCACTTATGAATCACGTGTTTGAGGGAGGAAAAGATGTCCTACGCAACAAGCAAACATTTCGCTGGCGGAAAAGAAATCATCGTCTATCATATTTTCCCACCAGTTCCCGTTCGTCATTGGGATTACCAAGCCATCCTTGAAGAAGATCACGACAATGAAGATCCGATCTACGGCCAAGGGGCCACCATTGAAGAAGCAATCCAAAATCTTATCGAGATCATCGAGGACGAACAATGAAAACTTTTACCGCACATTTCGCAGGGAAGGAATTCGGCGCAATCAAGGCTTATCCCTCCCGTACCCTCGCCAACAAGCATGGCAATGGGTTCACGATTTTCTCCGACGAAGCTGATCTCATCGAAAACGAGAGTTTAACTTTGTCGCAGATGGTGACGTTCTACAATCACCACAATAAGGCCCAGCCAGTGAAAAATTTCTCTGACCGGGAAACTGCTGCAAAGCGTATTTTCACCCTCGCTCAAGCCAAGGCTGAGCTCATTCAAATCCAGAAGGAAACACCTGCTATGACTACTGCACCGAAGGAAACTGTTAAGGAAACTGTTGCCAACTTGAAGAAGGCAAAGGTTGCTGCCCCAAAGAAAAGTGCCGCTCCGAAGGCTGAAAAGGCTCCACGCAAGTCCGAGTTTGCTGGCGTGAAGATCTTCCCGAAGGAAGGCCTGACTGAAAACCCACGCCGCGAAGGTGGCTTTGGATATAAGGCCATGGCTTTCATCATGGACAATCCGGGCATCTCGTATGAAGATTTCGTCGCGGCAGGTGGTCGCCGTCAGGATCTCGCTTGGGACCTCGCGAAAGGCAACGTCACTATTCAAAACTGAACCCAACGGGCCGGGTTCGTCCCGGCCCATTCACCCAACACCGTAAAAAGGAAAATTAAAAATGGCACACGAAGTTGAAACAATGGCATTCGCAAACGCAGTTCCTTGGCATGGCCTCGGTAATCGCGTCGATCCAACAGTCTCCGTGGACGACATGCTCGTTGCCGCAGGACTGGATTGGGAAGTCAAGCTCCGTCCTTTATTCGCTCAAGCGGAAGACGGCTCAATGGTCAAGCTCCCGCTCCGCCGCGCTCTGGTGCGTTCGTCCGACAACAAAGTTATGACGGTCACAGGCGACATGTGGAAGCCATTCCAAAATAAGGATGCGCTCGAGTTTTTCCGTGAATACACGGAAGCGGGTGGCGCAAAGCTCGAAACCGCCGGGTCGCTCCGTGGGGGCAAAATGGTTTGGGCCTTGGCCTCGATCCAAGAAGGCTTCACTGTGAACAAAACGGATCACTCCAAGGGCTACGTCCTGCTTACCTCGCCGCATGAAGTCGGCAAATCAATTACTGTCCGCACCACGGTCGTGCGGGTTGTTTGCGCCAACACCATGGCCATGGCTCTCCGTGGAGCGGAAGCGGATTATTCGCAAAACCATCTGAGCAAATTTGACGCCGCCGCCGCGAAGGAAACGATCGGCCTCGCTCGCGAGCAAATCGTTCAGGCTGGCCTCGATGCAAAGGTTCTGAGCCAACTCAAAATGTCCGAGTTCGACACAGTTCGTTTCCTCGCCAAGTTCTTTCAGCCTATGCCGGAAACGATCGTCGGTCAAAATGACCAAAAAGACTGGGTCAATGGCCTGTTGAACGATCCAGGTGCAATCGACAAGCGCTTCGATCAGGTCCTATGGTCCGTGAAAAAGGCTCCGGGTGCTGTCCCCGGCAATGCATGGGGCGTCCTCAACGGCGTGACACATTGGGCCGATCACGTGGCCGGAAATAAGTCCGAAGCCCGGCTCTACAACGCATGGTTCGGCGACAAAGCAAAGCTCAAGCTCGATGTGCGTGACGAGCTCCTTCAGCTCGCCGCCTGAGCCCAAAAACTCGGCGGGAGCGGTAAGTCATTGAAATCGCTATTTACCGTTTCCGCCAGAAGTCTTATTTCATCTGTTGCTGTCAGATTTTCTAGAGAAAGAAAAGAGAAGAGAAAGGGCCGAATTAAGGTTCGGAATGGAAACGGTAAATGAATCTTTTGATCGAAGGCAATCGCGTAAAAACCACATCGGATTATGACGTGCGGATGATCCGGGCGCTCCCAAAGCTCGAGGGCATGAAACGGTGGGCGAGCGGCAAAGTTTTCACGTTCGAAAACACCCCTTACAACATTGAGGTTTGGAAATCCGTATTTCCTTTCGCCGAGGTGAAGGGTATGACGGGCGCTACGGCCCCTAGGGAGGCCACCAGCGGCTCTTCCGAGCCCGACGAGGCCCGACCCACCTTCGCCTTCAAAACGCCGCCCAGAGCCCACCAGACTCGCGCTTTGGAAAAAATGTTCAAAAAAGGTGAATACCCCGACTGTTTCGGCCTGTTCATGGACATCGGCACAGGCAAAAGCTGGACGGGAATTGCGATGATGGGCATCCGTTGGTGCGATGGGCTTTCGGACCATGTGCTTTTGGTCGCCAAGAACGGCGTCCACGCTCAATGGGTGAACGAGCAAATCCCGAAGCACATGTCGGAGGTCGTGCCATGGAAGGCTTGGGTCTGGAACAAGACCAAAAAGGGCGAGCGCGAATTCGAGGAGATGATGCGGTTCAAAGGGCTGAAAATTTTCGCAATCAATATCGATGCGTTGATCACTGGCCCGGCAGAAGAAAAGATCCTGCGTTTCCTGAAAGCCGCCAAGGGCCGGGCGACCATGATCGTCGATGAATCGCAAGACATAAAAAACATCACGGCCTCTCGCACCAAAATGGCAATTCGCTATGGGGCACTGTGCAAATACAGGATGATCATGACTGGCACGCCGCTCGCCAAAAACCTCGTGGACGCATTCAGCCAGTTCAAATTTTTGGACGAGCGCATTTTCGGCCACCGTTATGTGACCACGTTCCGTTCGCGGTATTGCCAGTTGCGCGACAACGGGTTCGGCCTCGAGATCGTGGGCCACAAAAACGTCGAGGAGTTTTATCGAAAAATTGAACCGCATATTTTCCGGATAAACGCCGACGAGGTTTTGGACCTGCCGCCCAAGGTTTATGTCCAGCAACCTTTCACGCTTTCCGATGAACAGAAAAAATTGATGAAGGATTTGCGCCAGACGTTCATGGCACAAACGGCGGGTGGCGTCACGCTTTCCGTCCCCAATGCCGCCGCGCTCGTGACGAGGATGCAGCAGATCTCCTGCGGCTTCGCTGTGGACGAGAACGGAATTGCTCGCGACCTACCCAACCCCCGGCTCCAGGAGCTCCTGAACGTGCTGGATCAGCGCTCGGGCAAGGCCATCATCTGGTGCCGTTTCAATGAAGACATAAAACGAGTTATGAAAACCCTTGGCCCATCAGCCGTGGACTATTATGGAGGAACATCCAACAATGATAGACAAAAACATATCACGGCATTTCTCGATCCCGGAAGCAGCATCACTTATCTCGTGGCATCGCCCGAGGCGGCGGGTACTGGACTTAACCTTCAGGGTATCTGTCGGACAAACATCTACTATTCAAACAGCTTCAATAGTCTTGCAAGATGGCAATCTGAAGGAAGAACATGGCGCGACGGAACCACTGGAAGTGTCACTTATATCGATCTCGTTGCAAAAGGAGCTCCGGACGCTCGGATCTTGAAAAACCTTCAGGACAAAAAATCAATTTCCGATCTCGCATTGGATGAATACCGCAAACTCATCATGATGGAGGAAGCCGATGAAATTTTCGAGTCGTGAAAAACTTTTGATTGAATTCATGCAGCGTAACGCTGGTCAAGAGTTTACGATTGATGAACTTATGAAAAATATGAACCGCAGAGTTCGAGTCAAACCTGAATATTTTCGACAGTCCATTTTGTCCTCGTTGGGCAAGCTCCGTGGCAAACTGTCGATTTACGGAATCGATCTGGTGACGGTCTCACCAGTCGGTCGTGGACACAAGGCCATCTATTTTATCGATGGAAGGATCTCCACGTTAATCACCTGAAAAACGAAAAGGAAAATTGAAATGCGTATACCAAATAACCCATCAGTCTTGGCTCAAGTGAAAGTCATGCTTCATAAAATGCCTCTCGGGACCTCGCTGACGCTTCACGATGTCATGCGTGCTTTCCCTGACCAAGATGAAACGACGTTGTCTGCCGCGCTTTCCACGCTTGCGAACAATCGTTTCATGGAAGTCGAAGACAGCAAGGTGTTTTCTGTTTTCGTTGGCAAAGACGGTCGCCAACGGGCCAGCAACCTGAAATCATATAAACTTGTTGAATATCCTGAAGGCGGACTGCATACCAAACCTGCGATTTTCAACCGTGCGAAAAGTGGCGCTTCTGCTCTGGTCATTTCCGCGAAAGACGTTCCGCTGAAAGCCGGGGAGAAATACGACAAAGCATTCGCTTTGAACCCAAACTTGAAATGGGATCCGGAGCCGTTGTTCAAAATGGCAAATGACGTGACTTACGTTTGCGATTTTCCGGTCAGGGACGAGATGGCTGGAGAGCGCTCAAGGACAGTTTACGAATGGACGATTGCCAATCGGTTGAAAAACTTCAACCCCATTCGTGACATTTTGGTCATTTATGGGGATCCAATGATCCTTGCGATGGCGGTTTTCTACCTCGCGATGAAGCAAGTTAAAAGGCTAAAAATTGCTCGGTTTTCATTGAGAACAAATTCATACGAAATTCGCGAGATTGCAATCGCTGATTTCGCAATATGAAAAAGGGCCGGGGAGCGGTTTCGCTCAACCCGGCCAAGTTTACTCAGGCTGCACTGGGAGGCTCAGCAGCCTGAGTATCTTCATTCGCTGCAACTGGTGCAGCATTCGCAGCGGTTTCAATTTGCGGTTTGGCTTGGCCATGAAGCAGCTGAATGAGATCAGCAACCTCTGCATAAACTCCCGCTCCAAGATGTTTCAAAACAGTGTTCACGTGAGCCACCGTGAGTTTCAAGTCGAGTTCAAAATTTTCCATAATTTCCCTCAGATGTGTTTGTTGGCCACAGCCAATGCTTTCGCAACAGTCGTATCGTCCAAATTCAAAAGCGGTGCGGTATCTTTAGTTTGCTCGCTTTTCACGCGATTGGCAAGCGCGATTAATTTTTCTGCCGATGCTTTCGGATCTTTTCCGGTGCGTCCGCCGCTCGCTCTTCCGACGCGACCGCCTTTGAAAAAAGCACGACCGCCTTTTTTCCAGCCACGACGAATTTTGTCATTTGAATTCAAATTTTGTTCGTTGGATAAACCCAAGTTAATCCCCCTGTAAACTGCACCGTAAAGTGGATTCGTTCGCATCAGCCGTGAGAGCTCCGCGAGGTCGCGAACATTTCCCGTCGACATTTTCAGCACGATGTCATTCGCCGCCCGTTTCACTGCCGAATCATTCACGAGCTTTGCGGCAGTTCCCATTCCGGCCAACGCACCAACTCCCGCCAGACCTGCCGCTGTCATGAGATTCGAGTTGATGAGAAAATCCTGCAAATAATTCGCCGCAACCGGAAGACCCGACCCGGCCCCTGCCGCCAAAGCAGTTATCATATTTGGATGACGCTGAGAAAATGAGGGCGGTGCGCTTTTTATGTCGACATCCCAAGCTGGAATATTTGCTCGCGTTTGAGCGGCCAAAACTTTTCCGCGCAATGCGTCGTAGTCCGACAAATCGATCGAACCATCCGGAGCACGTTTGCCGAGCAACATTTGCATTTTACGGTTGAACGTAGCGTCCGTGTCGAATTTTTTCGCCGCCCAATTCAGTCCGCCTTTGTTGTCGTCGGAAATTATTTTGTTAAATTGGTTCAACGCGCCATAGGTCGCCGCCCCGCGCTCGTCAGGATCCAAGCTATCGAATGCACGTTCGGAGGCTTGTGCTTCGCTTGCGGTTTGCGGTTCTTCATTCAGGAAATTTTCACCGACCCCAATGATGTTGTCCGCATTGAAATGATCCTGAGCGATACCACGCGCATTTGCCGAAAGCGATTGGCCATCGACCGTCATGTGTTTGTCGAGAGCGCTTTTTATTCCTTGAGCAGCATCACGCGCATTGCTGATGTTTATTTCATCCGTCGGCAAATTCGCATTTTTCAAAAATGCTGAATCGCGAAGCTGACGATAAACCTGCTCGTAATAAGCATAATTGCCCGGTGTTGTGTCGGTTGGGACAACAATATCTTTGTAACGAGGGTTGCTTGGGTTGCTGGCGATTGCATCTTGAATTTGCTTTTCCGCAGCATTCACGATTGGTGTTTCCGCGTATCCGCCGAAAACATCTCTCGGAACGGCTTGACCGGGGGCGCTCGATTTTGCGGCATCGTAGGCTGCAGTTTTCCGACCGCTGAATTCGTTATTGATTGCCTCTTGCGCTTCGAGAGCATTGTTCGAAGGAATGTTTGTTATTTTTTCAATGTCGCCAGTGATGTCGTTGACTAACTGACCGCGCAACTGCCCATGGTCCATGGCACCTTTTGCTGTGCGGTTGAATTCAGCAAAATCGCCCGTGTCGGTTGCGACTTGAGACTGCTGTTTTGCGAGACGACGCAAAGCGCTTGCGTTCGGACGATTGAAAGGAATGTCCGTGATTTTCATGTCCGGCGTGATTTTCGACGGATCAATGTTTCCTGTGCGGACATCCTCATCGTAGGCTTTTTTCAACGCGGAAACATAGCGCGATTCGCTGTCGTTCAATGTGGCAAAAGTTCCTGCGCCTGTTTCGCCAAGGATCTGACCGACCAATGGGATGGCTGCTCCTGCGCCGGGCAAAACTGATTCCGCGCCACGGCCAATTTGCTCGAGGCCAGCTCCTGTCACTGCACGAAAAGGTGTACCAAAGGCGGATTTTGGAGACAAAGCGGCCCATGTGCCACCAGCCTCGATGTCGCTCGCGATGTTCTTTTCGGATTCCGTTTGGGGCGTGTAAAGATAAGGCGCGACACGTTGTTTCGCCTCGGCCGAAGTGCCAACGTCCATCGGCATCCAGCCGAACCCTGCCGCCATCCCCATGACATCCGGATGCTCTTCAGCCCATTGTTGAGCTTGGGCGGTACGGGCGCGGGTTTTCGAAGCCATCGCTTGCGAAGGTGTTTCCGGCAAAGCATTCACGTCCCCCGGCGCAACCGTTGGTGCGGGTTGCTGAGGTTTTTCTTCGCCGAATATTTTTCCATATCCCCATGAGCCAACGTCCTTGGCCATTTGGACAGTGTCGGGAATACGATAAGCCGTGTTCAATGCGACATTCGCGAGACCTGTTCCGGCGGATTTTATTCTGCCCATATAATTTGCGTATGGGTCGGGCTTCGGCGGAACAAGGGCTGGGGTTCCTTCCGTGGCGGAAGGTGTGGGTTGATTGGATTCGATCTTGTTCGCCGCCAACGAGGATTCATAATGCTGTGGCATACCAAAAGTCGTTTCCGCGAAAGGATCCGAAGAAGGCGCAACGCCTCTTGGTTTGCCGAGAAAATCAATATTTCCAAATGGATCAGGATTCGTCTCATTGCTCATTATTGCGCCCCTGCGTATTGTGTGCGGATCCGTGGGAAATAACGGAAGATCGATGGATCAGCACCGAATTCTGCCGCGATTGCTTTCAGCTGTTTGCCGCTCAACTTGTCGCCGTAACGCTGAAGGAACGAGAACATCGTTGGCATTGGCTTGCCTGTTTCTGGATCCTTTATTGGATCCGCAGAAGCCGTCACAGGCGGCGTTGTCATCATTTTTTCGAGAACGGTTGCTTCTTTGGCTTGAAGCGGCTGAGCGCGGCGATTGTATTGATCAGCAAAATTTTCGCCAACGTATTCGCTTTCAGGCAACCATTTCCCGACGCCGCCCGTGGAGGAAACCATGTTGCGAGCGAGGCGATTTTGATCGATTGGCATTTGCGTATTTGTCATGATTTGAGCCATGTTTTTCGCGGAGCCAAGTTGCGTGTTGTTTATCCAAGGATAAGTCTTCGCCAAAATATTCAGCTTCCCGACCGTTTGGTTATCGCCAGCTTTTTGAGCGGCGTCCAAATTTTGAGCGTAAATCTTTTGAGCTTCTTCCAGAGCAGCACCTTCTTTGTAGTGATAGCCCGACCCACCAAACTTTCTCGAAATGTCGTCGAGCGTCGAACGCAATCCTTCGAACCATTCGGCGTATTTGCCGCCGCCCGTCAATTCATGGTCGTCGCGCGATGTCAAAATGTCAGCATAAATGCCATTGTTTTTCTGAACAGGGGCGGCGTCCAACGCAGCTTGGCGATATGTATTCGTCAAGTTCGGACGAACTGTTTGAAGCGAGGCAAGATCCGGCGTTCCGTCTGGCTTGCGGTATTTCCCGGCCAACTGAATTGTTTCCGCCGCAACAGCTTTCTTTTCATCGTCCGAAAGGGCCATCGGATCTTCGGCGTCAATGACGCCCTTCTCGTCGCCCGTGAGCGGGGCAACAGGCGGCGTTTTCGTTCCGCCGAGGCCAGTCGCCGTTCCGGTGTCGCCAGCGGCTCCAGCGAGCCCTCTGGCGGTTCCTGCGCCGCCTTTAACTCCGTAGTTCCAGAGTTTGACTTGCTCAGGATGCGTGAGTTTAAGAATTGAATATTCTTGAGCGCCCATTGGAATTGGCTTGCCGTCTGGTCCTTCAACGAGAACATCACCGTTCGGCAAAAAGTTTTCGCGTGGAATGCCCTGAAGAACAGCCATCGTCTCGGCGCGGGTTTGTTCGGTTTGAGCTTGTTGAGGCTGGAGCTGAGAATATGCTGCCGCGCCGCCCACGAGCCCTTCGCCGAGAGCTGGCAGGAGATACGGGCTTTTCGATGAAAGCATTGAACCAAGTCCCGCCAAAGCCGGAATCCAAAGATTCGAATCTTGATATTTTTCAGGAACACCAAGTCCTTTTCCGACTTCGCTCCAAACGCTCGGTGGATTCAATGCCTTTTTCGCAGCTTCGTATCCTTCATTCGGAGCGAGGCCGCCTGTTGGTGTTGCGGCAGGAGGAGCCGCAGGAGTTGTGTCTTCCGTTCCGCCAACTTGTTTCGTTGCGGTCGGAAGGTCGGCCTCTGCATATTGGTTCGAGCCGGGAAGAGCTTTGTATGAATCCGCGACTTCGGGATGAAACCATGAAGGTTGTTGAGTGTCGTCTCCGCCGCCGCCAATTTGATCGAGGCCAGCAACTTGACCGAGACCTGCAGCTTTGTTGAAGCGCTGAAGATATTTCGGAACAGTCGTGCCAGTTATGTCAGCTGTTTGTTGCGTGGTTTTTGCGAGCGGTTTGCCTGTGAACCAAACGGAAGCGGCATCTTGCGGGGTTCCGTATTTGCTTAAGGCTTGACCAAAATAATGATTCGCGACTGCTTCTTGCGCGTTTTTGTCCGCTAAAAAATCATCCGGCGTCATTGCTTTGCCAAGAGCTTCCTGCGTCCATGGGCCAACATTCGAGCCCATGACTTGATATTTACCATAAGCCCGATCGCCTCTTTTCGTCGTTGGGCCGAGTGCGCCGTAGTTTCCGCCGCTTTCGATTTTGCCGAGAGCGTTCAAATAGTTCGGCAAATTTTCATCGTCGGAAACTGTGCCTGTTGTTGCGTGGCCCATGCGACCGCCTTTTGCCGCCATAAGCATTGGCAAAAAGTCCATGAGCGCAGATCCAGCACTCGCCGCGCCTTTTGCCAAAGCCAATGCATCCCCAACACCCAATCCTGTTTGCGAAGTTGAACCTGTTGGATTTTGCGCAGTCATGAGAGCATGCTGATTTTTTTCGTCAGGAATATCTAATTTACCACCAGAATCATCTGCATAAGGCGTATCCCCGCCACCGAGCGAACGATGCATTCTTCCACCTGTTGTGGCAGTCAAATCATCGCCGGGCGCGAAATCAGCGCTCGCCAAACCTTCCGGGCGCATCGGAGGAAGCGGAATTTCCGATTCTGAATGTTGAGTATCCGGTGTTTTTACGGGTGGGGTTGGCGCAGGAGCCGCAGGAGCAGGATTTTGCGACTGGTTTTGTTGAGTATTTTGATCTGCGTTCTGGGATTTGTTCATTCCCATTTTATCCATTAACATTGCAGCAAAACCTTTGTCGCCAGTTTTTGGATTGTTTTTGAACAAATCAGCAATTGTTTCAGCGGTTTTCAGTCCGCCCATCGTTTGTTCCATGCCCGTTGGATGCTGAGCCGGATTCCCTTCCGCTCTCAACAAACTGTAATGCGGGCCTTGTTCAAGAGGAACGCGCGAGGCTTTGCCTGTTGCGTTGGCCAACTGGCGAGCCGCTGGGACAAAGCTATTTTCGCCAGAAGCCAAACCTGCTTGTTGACGGGCAACAATATTTTGTATGCTGTTCGGATCGTATGGATTATAATCTGAGCCGACTGCGCTTCCATAAGCATGATGCTCGCGTCCACCAGCCATGAACCCTGAACCTTCATGCTGAGGTCCGACCATGCCGCCTTCTGAGCGGCCATTGTCGTTGGCAATTTTGTCGTAATCAACCGTTTTGTATCCACCCGCGAGGCCGACTGCTTCGGGGTGAACATGCTCGACTTCATCTGCCATGAAACCAACATGCGTGTGGCCTTCTGGATCATGTTTATATTTGAACGCATAAATCGGGAGACCATGGTCGGACTCGCCGATACGTTTGATATCATGCTTGAGCCGACGATCCGAGAAAAACGGCATAGGTTGATTCGTCGTTGTCGTCGAACCCGAAAGCGCTCCCGTGCCTTCCGCGATATTCGCCAAGAATTGAGAAACCTGAAACGGATAAGCTTGCTGTTGAAGGAATTGATTGTAAAGCGCCGTATTCCCAGCTTGCTGAGTTTGTTGGCCGAGCGTTCCTGCGCCGAGCTGAGCCTGAGCACCTTGAAGTCCTGCAGCTTGCGCACCTGCGCCTAATTGTCCATATTGAGCACCCGCAGCCATCGATAATGGAACGCTTTGTAATGCAGCATTTTGCGCAGCTGTTCCCAAAGCCCCATATTGATTCGCCCCCGCCATCCCTTGGCCCGCAATATTGGCAATATTGGCAGCTCCCTGTTGCTGAGCTTGACCAGCATTAATAAGAGCTTGTTGGGCTTGCCCGCCAAGTTGGCCGTATTGATTTGCCAAAGCGCCTTGCTGCGCTGCAATATTAGCTTGTTGTCCAAGACCTGACATATAATTTTGAGCAGCGTTTTGATAGCCTTGATTAGCCATATTGGAAAGCGTGTTGCCCATAGCAAGATTTTGCTGGCCCATGAGAGCAGCCTGAGCGATATTTCCGCGATCTCCGCCAAATGCCCCTTGGCTGATTGCATTACCTTGCAATTGTTGTTGTTGTTGCTGGTTTTGATTTTGTAGATAATTAGCAGTGGCCCCCATTGCTTGATTAACAAACGGGTTCATGTAACCAGCTACGCCCTGTTGATAATTTTGAGCATTATAACCTTGAGAGATACCACCCAATTGATTGGCAGCTCCCATAGTTCCAGCTTGTGCAGTTTGATAAGAAGGTTGCGCGGCATAAGTCGCTTGTTGCAACGGGGTCATTGCTGCGCCAGCTAATCCGGCGGCTTGTTGATACTGCGGCAAAACGCCAGCGGCCATCGTTTGCGCGCCTTGGAAGTAAGGTTGCGCTACATTTTGCCCTCCTTGAATGGCTTGCATTGCAGCATCAGTTGCTCCATAGCCAGCTTGGTAACCCGGCTGAGCAGCATTGGCGTATTGATTTATATTGCTGATGCCAGTCAACTGTTGTTGGTTCAACGGAGCAACAAAAGCATTTGGATCGGTGCTGTATTGCTGAAACGGTTGAGCAGCGGTTTGTTGCGCTTGAGTGTTGACCGAGTTATACCTCGCCAATACCTCTGGTGGAATTTGAACGCTTTGGGTAGTCGTCCCGGTTTTGCCGCCCATTTCAATGCTCCGTCAAATGCGTGTCGGCCATGGAATCATCTTTCCACTCGCCTGTTCTTCCGCCATAAATCCAATAAGCCCCAGACTGAGGCCCAAACTGTCTCTCATAAAGCCGAACTTTACCTTCGACTCGCTGGGAGCTGAGAATTCCAATAACAAGTGGGATCTGAAGAACCTCTGCGGTTTGTTTCGCGAATTCGCAAAGTTTTCTCGCTCGACCACCTTTTGCACTACGAAAGTCAGGATGAACGAAAATCGCACGTTCGACAATCGTTAAATCATCAGAATACCACAAAGGTTCCGTTCTGAGCAAAATAGCTGCCTCGAATTGCTCGCCAGAGCGACCAATGATCCCAACAATACCATATTGCCTCGTCAATCCGGCCCAAATCTCGTTCAACAATTTTGCTGGATTCGGATTTGTCAATCCATTTTCTTCGCAAGCTGCAAGCGCAAGCTGCATCATTCCGTCCACGTCTTCGGGTGTTCCGACCCTGACATTTAGTTCATTTTCCATTTGACTCAATCCCTCTTTGGTCCAGGAAGTTTCTTCAACGTATCGATCGTCTTTTTACGGTAGCCTTTCACGAACTCGTCCAAGATTTCATGACCATGGTCGATGTCGCCTCCTCCAAGGTGCGTAACGTCTTCCGGAGAAATTACGTATTCCCCGCCAGCCGCGACGATCTCGACTGGAGTTTTCCCGCCGCTCGCGCGAGCGCCGTATGGTTTGCCTTCCGAATAAGGCGCGGAGCCGGGAGCGTAGGGCTGTTTTTGTTTATTGAAATAAGGCGGAGAGCTGAACATTCGCCGAGCAATTTTGAACCCGGCCATCGTGTTGCCTTCGCCCATTGCGCCGATGATGTCGGCAGGGATGACGTATGAACCAGAGGCCACCGTCATTGGCAAATGGTCCGTGCGTCCCGCGACCGGGGAGTGGATCGGGCCTTCATGGAACTGATGCTGAATCGGAAAATTCGACTTTGTGTAAGACATGTCGCCTTTGTCGTAACTCATGTCGGCGAATGGCCCACCTTCAGCTTTTGCTGTGCGAGCGGATGCCGCAAATGCTTCATCGGTCGGTGCGCCTTTTGAACCGGGCTTACGCATGTGTTCTTTTGAACCATGGGCGATGCGCTGTTGCTTGGCGTGAATATTCGCATACAATCCGCCACCAGTCGCTTTCGTGTGACGAGCAGTGTTCAGCGCCGCAGCGATTGCTTGATCGCGAGGATGACCAGCATGGATCATTTCGGAGATGTTATGGCTGATTGTTTTTTGTGATTTACCGTGGATTAATGGCATGACGACCTCAACTATACGACACGGCAACAATCATGCCTGTGCCGGGGGTGATAACAATACCCTTGTTGACGGGCATATTAATAGTGTAGATGCCAACTGTGTTAGGGATAATGGCAAGGCGAAAGCCTGTTACGGCAGTTCCAACAGAATTGGCATCATATATGGTTCCAGTAGTGGACCCCGCAACAATAACGCTTACTTTAGCAACCCAACCAATTGTCGTTGCAAAATACGTTGTTGTGCTAATTTCGTATGTATTAACAGTACCAGCAATATTTTGCGTTGTGTGATTTAGAGCGTTGATGCCCTGTACGCCGTTTTTCTGCGTGGTCAAAATATCGTCAAGTGATGCCATTAGAACCTCCCGTCAATCTGATAACGGTATCGGATTGCACCCAAACGCCAAAACGTCCCAACATCGTTGGACGATATATTAAATGCCATAAGACGCGCCCTGATCCGAACGGAAATGTATTCAGTTGCTTGTGTCATTGTGTAAGGACCATACGCCACTGGCGTATCGCCGGGGTAATTGGTAACGTAAAATGTAATTTGCACCGTAGCATTAGGGTTACCAGAATACGTTCCCCATTTCATATCCGGCCAAATTTGATCAATAAAAATTAAGTTATCGGCTTCGTTAAGCTCAAAATAACCTGTTTGGAAAGACGACAACATGGCAGTAGTTTGATTGCCATTAGCCGCATCGTTGCCTACCTCGTGCTGATATAAGTAATTATCAGACCCAGCACCAATAGGAGGCCCAAGGACAGATTGATCAATCCAAGCAGTACGACCCAAAGTCCCAAAATCCCACTGCTGGAGAACCGTATTGTATTTAACATAGCTATCATTCTCGGTGGATGATGCGGATGGATAGTACCATGTAATTTCGTTGAACTGACTGTTTACGCCACAAGCAACCTTATAAAGATACGATGTATTGATATTTTGAAAAATCACGTCCCAGACAGGGCATGGAATAGATTGAGGCCCAGACCCCATCGACATAAAAAATTGCTTCTGTGACATCCAATAGATAGCGCCGTTCAACTGACCTGTGCAGTGCCTTGATATTGCGCCGCAGTTTGAACCAATTTTGTTGAACCCGTAAACGAACGGAGGCCCGATGTATTGCATCGCCCAAAGGTCCAAATCCGTCCATAAAAGACCTTGTTGTGGCCCTTGAATACCCGCAACTATCTTAGAACCCGTTGGGATGCGATAAGACCCTGCCTGATTTGTCGGTGTTGCATTCCATTGAGTAAAGTCCCCAATGTCAGACCAACGGATAAGGAGAGGATCCGGCGATAGCGTAAACGACGACCCATAAGCAATAACTTGGCGCTCAGGCATTGCTACAAAAATACCGCTGTTAACGAGGGGAGCATTGCCGCCAACAATTTGAGCCGTTTGAAGTTGCCCACTTGGATCCCAATAATAAATTGCTCCTCCGGCTGGACAGGCAATAAGATCTTGTCCAAAGTTATCGAGCGTCCAGTCAGTTGTTGTAATTGGCGTACCGGGTACACTGGGTTGTGTTGTGCCGACGCCAAAGCCGCCTGTTCCATAACCGCCAACGCCAAACCCTGTACCTGCGGGTTGTGGGCCTAAGGCAATATAAAACGTCGATTGAATTTTACC